TTACGATTCTTATCAACGCCTTGTCGGAGAGTACGCAGGCTTATCGACTGCAATAGACATTATTAACAATCTTTTAAAAGAAGAGGAAGAAAAAGAACTATGAGTGACACACTAGAAGTCGGTAAAACGACTGATGTACAGGATGCTTTTCCTGTTGTAGACCCTGGTGCTGTACCGTTAGGCGCAAGAATTTTAGTACAAATGCGTTTACCAAAGCGAAAAATGACTTCATCAGGAATCATTTTAGCCGCAGAAACAGTGGATACCGAAAAAGCACAGAACCCAATAGGCAAAGTAGTCGCCAAAGGCCCATTAGCGTTTAAAAAACGCGACACAATGGAAGATTGGCCTGAGGGTTCGTGGGTGGAAGTGGGCGATTACGTCCGCGTGCCACGTTGGACGGGTGACCGATGGGAAATTCCAATCAATCAAGATGACGTTGTTCAGTTCATGTTGATGAATGACCATGAGGTTATAGCTAAATTAACATCTAATCCATTAGAAATGAGGGCATTTGTATGATTGAAGATAAAGATAAAGAAGAAATTATTGACATTAAGGAAGAAATGGATGGTTCAGCAGTCATTGAACTACCTGATAGCATCCCATCTCCTGATGTTCAAGAAGCAAAAGTAGATGAAGACAGTGATGAAGCGGATGAACAAGCACGCGCTAAAGAAATGGCAGAAGGTGGAGCTATTGATGAAGACGCAGAAGCTATCCGTGAAGCAAAACGTGCTAAACGTCGCGCTCGTAAGGACTATCACAAGAAAGTTGCTGTTGAAAAAGACACAAAACTTCATCTTTTAGAGAGACAAAACCAAGAATTACTAGAAAGATTGGCTGTTGTCGAGAAAAAAACACAAGGATCTGAGATTGCACGCATAAATAAAGCACTTGAAGACCAAGAGACGCGTATTTTGTATGCAAAAGAAAAAATTAAGGAAGCCACAGAGACAGGCAACGGTGAATTACTCGCTCAAGCGCAAGAAATGTGGTACGAGGCTAAAAAAACTTTTGAATCTTTAGAGGGTTTAAAGAAACAATCTGTTCAACAGCCTCAACAACAAACAATTCAAGCGCCTGACCCTATGGTTGCACGTTATGCAAGCGATTGGATGTCTGATAATCCTTGGTATAACCCTAATGGCCGTGATTCTGATTCAAAAATAGCATTAACTATTGATCAATCTATGGCTGAAGAGGGTTGGAACCCAAAAACACAAGAATATTGGGAAGAACTCGATAATAGACTTGCAAAATATTTACCGCACCGTTATAGTGGTGCAGTAGAAACAAGCGTTAATCCATCTACAAAGAGACCTAGAAACATCGTTACAAGTTCAGGTCGGGAAAGCGCGTCGAGTAGTGGTGGTAAAAACACTTTTACCTTATCTCCTGACCAAGTCAGAGCCATGAAAGATGCAGGTATGTGGGATGATCCCGATAAGAGGGCGAAGATGATTCGTCGTTATGCTAATGAAGCTCGTAACAGATAACTATAGGAGAAAATAAAATGGATTCACGTTTAAAAAAATCATTATCAGCAGGTGGACGCGAAAATCGCGCGAGTCATGATTCAGTTCGTGAGGCACCCGAGGATACGTTCGTATCGTCCGAAGAACGTCGTAAGATGTGGAAAGATGAATGGACACAAAGCGCACTACCTAACGTCCCTAGTTTGAAAGGGTGGCACTTGTGTTGGTTGTCAACTACTAATAGTTACGACAGCATTGATAAAAGAATTAGACTTGGTTATCAACCTGTAAAATCGGAAGAGATACCAGGCTTTGAAAATTATCGTGTTAAAGCAGGTGCACATGAAGGTTACATTGCGTGCAATGAGATGATATTGTTCAAAATACCCGAAGATGTGTATCAAGACATTATGACTCATTTCCACCACGACGCACCTCAAGATGAGGTTAGCAAAGTTCGTATTCAGTCTGAACAGCAACTTGGTGGTCGCGATAGTAACGGTAAACCCCTAGGTCAAATCGAAGGTGACGGTATGGATAGTTTAGACAAACCGAAACCTGCTCCTATTTTTTAAATAGGACAGATTTAAATTTACTTAGGAGTATTTTATGTCAGCAACATCAGCTCCGTTTGGTTTACGTCCTGCGTTCCATCCTTCAGGTTTGGATCGTGCTCAAGCACTCGCAGGCGGGATTCCAAGTGGTTTTGCATCTGATATTCTAAAAGGTCAACCTGTATTATATGTTGCAGCTTCAGGTACGATCGAACCCGTGAATTCTACAGGAGACGCTGTCTCAGGTGCATTTGCAGGTGTAGAATTTACAGATACAACAGGCCGACGTCGCGTATCGAACTTTTTTCCTGCGAACACCGCATATCAAACAGGTTCATGCGTAGCGTATTTTTATAACGATCCTAACATTGTCTACGAAATTCAAGCGGCAGGTTCAATAGCTCAAACATCTATTGGATTAGACGCAAATTTCAGTAACTTTGCAGCAGGTTCTACAACGACAGGCTTGTCTCAAGCTACACTTAACGCTACAGTTTTAGCAACAGGTGTACAGGGTCAAGTTCAAATTTTAGACATTGCTCCATATCCTGACAATGATTGGGGTGATGCATTTACAATCGTACGAGTACAAGTAGCACGACGTCAAATCGCTGCTGTTGTACCAGGCATTTAATTAAGGGGGAATAAAACATGGCAGCTCCAATGCGCAGTACGGACTTCCGCAGTATCGTTGAACCAATCCTTAACGAATGCTTCGATGGAGTCTATGATCAACGTACCGATGAATGGTCACGCGTTTTCCGTGAACAAGAAGGTATACCAAGAAATTATCATGAAGAACCTGTTCTTTATGGTTTTGGTGCAGCACCACAACTACCTGACGGTACACCTGTAACGTACCAACAAGGTGGCGTGCTCTTCTTAAAACGCTATGTATACAAAGTATACGGTTTAGCGTTTGCTTTAACGAAAGTTTTAGTTGAAGACGGTGACCACATCAGAATTGGTCAAGTTTATGCTAGACACTTAGCACAATCATTGATTGAAACAAAAGAAACATTATCAGCTAACGTGCTTAACGTAGCATTTAATGCTTCATACCCTGGTGGTGACGGCGTTCAATTGAACTCTAGCGCACACCCAATTGTGAACGGTACAACAAGTAATCTTTTGACTACTCCTGCTAACCTTTCACAAACATCACTTGAACAAATGTTAATTCAAATCCGTCAAGCTGTTGACAACAACGGTAAGAAGATTCGTTTGGTGCCAAAACAATTAGTTGTAGCACCAGGTAACATTTTCCAAGCTGAAGTATTGCTTAAATCTGTTTTAAGATCAGGCACTGCTGACAACGATGTCAACCCAATTAAATCAATTGGCTTGCTCGATGAAGGTGCTGCGGTTCTTTCACGTTTAACATCTTCAACAGCATGGTGGGTTCAAACTGATGCTCCTGAAGGCATGAAGCTTTTAATGAGACGTAAGTTAGAAAAAACTATGGAAGGCGACTTCGAAACAGACTCAATGCGTTACAAAGCAACAGAGCGTTACGATGTAGGCTTCACCGATTGGCGTGCGCTATACGGCACACCAGGCGTGTAATAGTTAGTTGTAAGTAGTAAAATTATCTAGGGTTTCGGACTCGTTAGACTGACCTAGCAGACGCATACAAGACTAACGAGTTCATCTTTGTATGAAGGGAAATTAATTATGGCAAGAACAACATTTTCGGGTCCTGTGTTTTCAGGAAACCCTGACAATTTATTTGACAACACAAGCGGAAGAACCGCATACGGCTTTAATACACGCATAGAAATCGGCTCAGGTACAGGTACAAGCTTTGGTAGTTCAGATTACCAAACACCAGGCGAGGCATACGGTGTATTTGGTCGTACACAAGGTGGTGCTCCATTTTCAGTCACTCCAACCACAACATTCAACCAAGTTGCAGGTGTAGCAGGTAATTTTGCAATTATCGGAACCTACAATAACAACGCGTTGATGGCAGGTGTGTTAGGCATTATCAACACCAATACACTTTCAGGTGACGCTGCTGTTATGGCGTTCATGCAAGGTGACTCAGGCACAACATTATGTCGTGCTGCTTTTGGTGTGGCTATGGCTCAAACAACTGCGGCTTCAGGCTTTACATTTGGTCTTGACCTAAAAATGCAAGACATTATTGCCGACGGCGGTGGTCCTTCAGGCGTGCAACCATACAAGACTGCTGAAATTCGCTTAGCTAATGATAGCGCAGGTAATCCTGTTGTTATCAAGGTAGGTAACTTTGCAGACGGCGTAGCTTCAGGTTTAGGTAAAGGTTCATTAGGTATTGATTCAACTGATGGTCTTTTATTTGTATCTGACAATGCAGGTCTTTGGCAACAGGTTACAGTCTAATGCTAGTACATAAAGATCCTGAAGTTCAATTCATAATTGAAACCTTAGAGAGACAAAGGGATCAAGCAGTCACGGAATGTGCTGTTCACTTCAAAGATAAAATTGATCTAATTAATAAAATTAAAGAATTAGAGAAAGTTATCAATGAAGAAGGCTCTGACAAGGTTTTACAATTAAATAAAAAAGGAAAGTAAAATGGCTGAATTTAAACCAATGGTAAAAATGATGACCACAGAACCTACCGTTGAGCTCAAACTCAAAAAAGGTGGTAGTGCTCATAAAAAAATGAAACACGGTGGTGACGCAGGTCACAAACCAATGCAAAAAATGATGAATGGCGGTATTATGGGCGCACTTTCAGGTGTTACTCCTGTAATTGCAGGTAAAACAGCAGCTCCTATGGCTCGCACACCTGCGCGTCCTTCACTAGCATCTCGTCGTAGAGCTATGAGACTTGGCAAACCTGCTATATCAAGAGTTTTATCAACAACTATGAAATATGGTGGTAAAGCTTGTAAAGACGGTGGTGATGTTGAGAAAAAATTAAAAGCTCATGCATCACAACCCGCTTCAAAAGCACACGCAGGTCTTAAAAAAGGCGGTTACTGCGCAGAAGGCGGTATCATCAAGTCAGAAAAAGGTAAAACCATGATGCACACAGCAGAAAAAACTGACAAATCATCTGCTAAAACAGGTGATGTAAAGATGGGTAATGCAGGCGGTTACAAAAAAGGTGGCAAAGTTTGTGCAACAGGTGGTGTTGTTTTAGGTAATGGTGGTGGCTACAAAAAAGGTGGCATGGCTAAATGTGCAACAGGGGGTAAAGCTCAACACAAAATGAATATGGGTGGTATGACATATACAAAAGGTGGTAAAGCTTGTGCAACAGGTGGTGTAGCTCTTGGTAACGCAGGTGGTTACAAAAAGGGTGGCTCATCAAAAAAAGCGTATGCTAACGGTGGTAGTGTAAATGACGAAGGCAAAGCCGTTAGTATGCCTCAAGGTAGTAAAAAGCCTTCAACACCTGTAGCAATTAGTAAGTTATCAGGCACCTTTAAAAAGGGAGGCACTGTAGCTGAAAAAAAGTTACAGGGTGCGTTTAAATCAGAAAACGCAACCGCAGTAAAAGAAGCCAAAGCTAAGCTATTAGATAAGTATTCACCTTATCAAAAAGCAGGCGGTGGTCAATCGAGCGATACAGAGTATGAAGCAGTCATGAAAGCTGAAAAAGCAGGCAAAAAAACTATGATTGATTCTACAAAAAAACAAAAAACTGAAAAGAAATACCCTTCAGGTTTAACTGACTCTGACATTGACAAAATCATTTCTTCGAAAGAAGTACAAGAAGGTATGACTCATTTTGTTGACAAAAAACGCGGTGGTAAAGTAGGTAAGTAACTAGGATGGGGAGGTAACTCCCCTCCATTTTTTAAGGACAAACTATGGCAACATTAACTAATGTATTTTCAAAACATGCTGATGCCACAGGCACTATTTACAGTGGAGCTACAAACTTAGCAGGCTATCAACTAGCATCAGGTGGAGTAGCAGGTGAAATTGTATTTCGTGATGGTGGAGCAGGAGGCACTGTATTGTTAAGAGTAAATATTACGACTAACACAGCAGTCATTTCAACATTAATACCTGGTAACGGCATAAGATTTAATACAGACATTCATGTCACATTACCTGCAAGTGCTTCTGTTACTATTTTCTGTGGATAAATATCGTGCCATTAATAAAATCAAAATCAGAAAAAGCTTTTAATAAAAATATTTCTACAGAAGTAAAAGCAGGCAAACCTGTTAAACAAGCTGTAGCTATAGCATATTCAGTAAAACGTGATGCTAAAAAAGCAAATGGTGGGGTTATGAAATCTTTAGAAAAAGCAGGTTTCTATGATAAAGAAAATGATAAATCAAAAAGACTAAGCATTATTAATAAAGTAACAACTAAACCTGAAAGGTTAAACATGGTAGATAAATTATTTTTGCAAAAAAAAGCTAACGGTGGACATTTAAAACCTGTAGATAAAGAAAAAAACCCTGGGCTTGCAAAACTTCCAACAGAGGTGAGAAACAAAATGGGATATATGAAAAATGGTGGATTGTATGCAAATATTCAAGCAAAACGTCAAAGAATCAGTCAGGGTAGTGGAGAGAAAATGCGCCAAGTTGGTTCTAAAGGTGCACCATCATCTGAAAACTTTAAACAAGCTGCTAAGACTGCAAAAATGAAACATGGTGGCGGAGTGCAAAACCCCTAACATGGCTGTTAACGCTTCAGGTAATTATACAAAACCTAATTTAAGAAAAAGAATCTTTAATCAGGTAAAAGCTTCTGCTACTCACGGAACAGGCGCAGGACAGTGGTCAGCTCGTAAAGCTCAACTTGTTGCTAAAAAATACAAAGAAGCAGGTGGTGGTTACAAAAAAGACGGTGGAAAGGTTTGTTGGTGAGTTGGTCTGAGAAGTATAAAAAGTCTATTGACTGTAGCAATCCAAAAGGATTTTCTCAAAAAGCACACTGTGCAGGAAAAAAAAATATGGCAGGTGGAGGTTTAGCTAAACCACAACAATCACTAAAAGCATGGGGTGAACAAAAGTGGAGAACTAAATCAGGTAAAAAGTCTAGTGAGACAGGTGAGAGATATTTACCTGAAAAAGCAATTAAAGCTCTAAGCCCACAAGAATACGCATCAACCACAAAAGCAAAGAGAGAAGGTAAGGCTAAAGGCAAGCAGTTTGTATCTCAACCTAAAAGTATAAAAGAAAAAGTAAAATCTTACAGGATGTTTTAATATGGGCGTTAGTTTATCGGTAGGTCGCGGTGAAAAGTTATCTACAAAAGCAGGCGCAGGACTTACCGCTAAAGGTCGCGCCAAGTACAATCGAGAAACAGGTTCTAATTTAAAAGCACCACAACCCGAAGGTGGTTCTCGTAAGAAAAGCTTCTGCGCACGCATGGCGGGGGTAGTGAGAAATGCAAAAGGTGATGCACCAAGAGCAAAAGCATCACTAAGACGTTGGAAATGTTCAGGTTGGTAAAGGAAAAACATGTCTTATTCAGGTACCGTAGGAACAACAGTAGTAAATGTTCAAGAGATTATAGATCACTCAGCTCGCCGTTGTGGAAAGTTGGCTGAGGAAATTACTTCTGAACAACAACTTACTGCAAGGCAATCACTTTATTACTTTTTATCTAGCCTAGCCAATATAGGTATTAATTATTGGGCTATTAACAAAAAAGTATTAGGTCTTACCCCAAACAAGTATATATATAATTTACCCGAAGGTTCTACAGACACATTAAATGTTTTATACCGTACTTTAAATCGTCCATCAGGAACGCTTGCAACATCAGTAGGACTATCTACAGGCGTTTTAGCAAATATTGGCGATGAAGATATTGATACCTACGCTGTACAAAGTTCTGCAAATGGAAATTTCTCTATTAATTTTGGAACAAATAATTATATTTACGCAGGATCAATAGGCTTCATGCCATTTGTATCAGGTGGTGGTTCTGCAACCGCATCTTTAATATATGAATACTCTACTGACGGATCAAATTGGAATACATTAGAAGATTTAGGATCTGTTGTCATTACTGACAAACAATGGATATGGACGGATGTTGATCCTGGTCAAAGCGTTCAGTATTACAGAGTGCGCGGTTATAACGGTACTACACTTTCAGTTCGTGAATGGTATGTTGGTAATAACAGCACTGAAGTTATGATGTCTCGTCTAAATCGTGATGATTACACAAACTTACCAAATAAAAATTTTACAGCCAATCAGCCTTTTCAGTTTTGGTTTAACAGAACTATACCTGAGCCATCTTTATATTTATGGCCTGTACCCTCAAATGCGTTTGTACAAGTTACTGTGTGGTATTCAAGAGCAGTTATGGATGTAGGTTCATTAACTGATGAGTTAGAAATTCCACAAAGATGGTATGAAGCAATTGTGATGAATTTAGCTCACAGATTAAGCTTAGAATTACCACAAGTGCCAATGGATAGGGTAGCATATCTTGAAAGAATGGCATTACAATATCTTAACGAAGCCGAACAAGAAGAAAGAGATAAATCTCCAATTTATTGGGCACCAAATATTAGTGTGTACACAAAATAATGCCTATATTTTTAAATACTGAAGGATTAGCTAATCTTGCAATCGGTGTTTGTGATCGATGCAAGATGAAAAGAGCTTTTGTAGCACTAGGTCCTGACCCAAACTTCCCAGGGCTTCGTGTGTGTAACGAAGGATGCAGAGATAACTTTGACCCCTATCGTTTAGCCGCAAGACAAACAGAAAGAATTAATTTAAGATACGCTCGACCTGATGTCAGCGTAGCGGTGACAAATAATAATTTAATTACTAATAATCCGAATAATTACGTTATTTCGCCTGAACAAAATACACAAACGCCTGAAAATAATGGCAATTTAGATAACTTAGTTGTGAGTCCGTAAAAATGGCAAATGTACAAATAACCCAATTACCAGCAGCAGACACCCTTACAGGCTCTGAACTTGTACCTATAGTACAAAATGGTGTAACTGTTCAAACAACAACAGGTGATATAACCTCAGGTCCCTCACTAACACAAACCTTTATTACGGTAAATAATGAGCCCAGTCTTGCAAACAGCAGAAATTTAACCGCAACATCAGGTATAACTCTTACCGATGGTGGTGCGCAATCAACATACGCTATTGGATTAACAGGTGCTATATCTACACTTAATGCTTTAGGTAACGGACTTGTAGCAAAAACAAGTACAAATGTTCTCGCAAATAGAACAATTACAGCAGGTACTGTAGGTTTATCTATCACAAACGGTGACGGTGTTTTAGGTAATCCATCTATAAGTCTAACAAATCCTTTATTAAGCCTAGCTCAAGCTGCAGGCTCAGGAATACTTGCTTTAGTTAGCAATGTTGTTACACCAAGACTATTAACAGGGACAGCAAATCAAATCACTATAGTTGATGGCACAGGCGCTAGTGGTGATCCTACATTTAGTATTACTGACAATCCAATTTTACCTGGTACTGCAAGCGTTAAAGTTCCGTCAGGAACTACAGGACAAAGACCTGCTGGATCAAATGGTCAGATGCGATACAACACAAGTACTAATGAGTTTGAATTTTATGAAAATAATGCTTGGGTAAGCTACGGAACAGGTGACGGTTCAGTTACTAGCGTAGCCATGACAGTTCCTACAGGGCTATCTATATCAGGTTCTCCAATAACGAGTTCAGGAACTTTAAGTCTTACATACGATACAGGTTATTCACTACCTACAACTGCAAGCCAAGCTACTTGGGATACAGCATATGCATTAGCAACAACAGCAGTTCAATCTGTAAGTGGTACAGCAAATCAAATTACATCATCAGGTACAACAGCTGTTACATTGGCAATTGCAAATAACCCCGTGGTGCCTGGAAACTCGGCTATTACTGTACCAATTGGCACTACAGCACAACGTGGATCTGTAGGTGACGGAGCTTTTCGATATAACACTGACACACTACAATTTGAGGGTCGTATCAATGGAACATTTACTCCATTTGCCGCAGCAGGAAT